GTTACGAGAAACAACGAAGAAACAGCTCTCCAGCAGGCTGCAAACCTGTTGGAAACAGAATACCCCGTATTCGACCAAAATTCTGCCGACTATAACGAAGACTTTACGCAAGAAGTAATTGAGCTACGCGACGCGTTTATGATTCAGGGTTTAGGGGCGGTAGATGCGCTATCGAAGGCATCTAATTTTGTCATAAAAGCCCATGATATTGGTTCTGAATCGGATGACTCTTCTGCGCTGACCGCTAAACAAGCACCAAAGAAGTCTGTAGATGAAGTGGCGAAGAAGAGGGCAGAGGTTGCTAAGAAGTTAGACGCAGCTAAGAAGCAGCCGCCAGAACTTCCTGGAGAAGGAAGCAGCAGCCACGGTGAGAAAGCACTCGATATAAGCTCACTTTCTGAAGAGGAATTTAATGCTCTTCCTGAAGCAACGCTGAGAAGGCTTAGAGGCGATATTTTCTAGAGGGAATGCTATGACAACCAGAGACCCCAGATTAGCTCGCGCAGGCGTGGCTGGTTTTAACAAACCCAAAAAGACTCCTTCGCACGCGACAAAATCGCATGTTGTTGTAGCTAGGAATTCATCGGGCGAGACAAAAACCATTCGCTTTGGGCAGCAGGGGGTCTCTGGCGCGGGCAAGAACCCTACGTCAGAAAAAGATAAGGCGCGCAGGAAGTCTTACTACGCACGACACAACGCCCAAGACTCAAAACCAGACATCCTAAGTGCCCGATATTGGAGTCATAAAGTTAAATGGTGACCCAGTATCTTGTTGACATAGTTTATTAGTAACGCTAATATTAATGTACCATTCGTGTATCAGTACGAAAACTGATCGTGTCGTTCACGTAAAAACCGTACTCCCGTCTGCACAGACGTTAAATGCGCCGAGACCGCTCTCGCTAAAACGCGCGACCGTTAGTCTGCACGAAAAGGACGATTTACAAGGCTATTTTAATTTAATGCAAACAAATGGAGGCCATCATGGCTTTAACAAATTTTGCTAGCCTGACTTCTGAGCAACTAACCGCGTGGAGTCGGGATTTTTGGCGTCAAGCTCGTAACATGAGCTTCATCAACCAGTTCGCAGGATCTGGTTCAAATGCAATGGTTCAGCGTATCACTGAACTTACTCGTTCTGAGAAAGGCACCCGTGCTGTTATTACACTGCTTGCTGATATGACTGGCGACGGTGTAACTGGTGACTACACTCTGGAAGGCAACGAAGAAGCGCTACGTGCGTATGACATCGTTGTTAATCTCGATCAGCTTCGTTTCGCTAACCGCATTGCCGGTCGTATGGCGGATCAGAAGTCGGTGGTTAACTTCCGTGAAACTTCACGCGACGCGCTGGCTTATGCTATGGCTGACCGTATGGATCAGTTGGCATTCCTCACGCTGTCAGGTGTTGCTTACACAAACAAGACCAACGGCGCGCTGCGAGTAAACAACGCAGGTGCAGGTCTTGATCTTTCTGATCTTGAGTACGCCTCAGACGTAACTACGCCTACTGCAGCTCGTCACCTTCGCGTTAGCGGCTCTGATATTACTACTGGTGATACCACTGCTGTTACAGCGACTGACAAGCTGGGTTACAAGCAGATCGTTGAACTGAAAGCTTACGCGAAGGATAACTATATCCGTGGTATTCGCGGTGCTGGCAACGAAGAGACATTCCACCTCTTTGTTACCCCACAGCAGATGGCTAACCTCAAGCTCGATGCCGACTTCCTTGCGAACGTCCGCAACGCTGGCGTCCGTGGCACAAGCAACAGCTTGTTCTCTGGCTCTAGCAGCCTGATGGTTGATGGTGTTATGTGTCACGAGTTCCGTCACGTCTTCTCAACTGAAGGCGGAACTACTGGAACTTCTGCTAACGCAGGTGCTGCCGGTTACAAGTGGGGTGCAGACGCAGATGTTACAGGCGCACGCGCACTGTTCTGCGGAGCACAAGCCCTTGCAATGGCTGACATTGGCGCGCCAGAAATCGTCGAAGATACTTTCGACTATGGCAACCAGTCAGGCATCTCTATCGGCAAGATCTTCGGTCTGAAGAAGCCCAAGTTCAACAGCGACTACAACGGCGCTGTCGAAGACTTCGGTGTTATCTGCCTAGATACTGCTCAGTAATCTCCCCTTGAGAGCATTGCCCCCTTACAGCTAACGCTGCGAGGGGGCCTTTTTAAAGGCTAGAAAATGAGAATTAAGGCCGAATTTGATTTGAGAGTAGCCACTTTAGGCGGCGGTGTCGTTTGCCTGCAAGCTGGAGTGGAAAGAGATGTTTCAGAGGCAATAGCTGCTATCGCTATTGGCATGGGAGCGGAGGCCATAGGTGTATCGGTTGAGTCTGCCCCAGAACCCGTTGAGCCTGATGTTGATCCAGTATTCGAAGCTGTAAACGCAATCGAAGAGTTGATTAATGTTGGATCACCGGACGATTTTAAGACAACTGGCGAGCCCAAAGCAGCCGCAATCCATCGTGTGATGGGAAAGCAAGTCTCTGCGGAGATTAGAGAAGCCGCTTGGGATCAAGTGCTAAATGGCTGATGGGAGCTAAAGAATCATGAGTGTATCTGTTCAATCGATTGTAGACCGCGTTCAAATAACGCTCCAAGACACAACGGGCGTTAGATGGCCTGTTACTAGTGAGCTTGTTCTGTGGGTCAACGACGCACAGCGAGAAATTGCACTCTTTAAGCCAGACGCGTCGGCGAAGAATACGACAGTGACACTTGCCGCCGGCACTAAGCAGTCAATACCTAACGATGGTAACCGGCTGTTACGCGTCGTAAGAAATATGTCCGCCGCAGTTGATGGTACTGGCGCACGCGCTGTACGAATTGTAGATCGCGAGGTGCTCGATGCGCAGTCCCCTACTTGGCACGATCCAACTGTTACCGGCGATGCTGCTCACGGCGCTACTGTTAAGCATTATATTTATGATGATAGTAATCCTATCAACTTTTATGTTTATCCAGGGGTTACGGGATCAGCGTTCGTCGAAATTATCTATTCGGCGAACCCAGTCAGCGTTACTCAGAGCGATAACTTAGATATCCCAGACATCTACGGAAACGCAGTAGTTAATTATGTTTTGTATTCAGCTTATATGAAAGATGCAGAGTACGCGGGTAATAGCCAGCGCGCTGCGAATCATTATCAGTTGTTCATGTCGTCTATTACTGGAAAGTCTCAGATTGATGCCGTGACGAATCCTAATACTGATCTCATGTCAGTGGCACCTCGGATGGCAACCCAATAATTTGAGGTGACCGCCAATGGCGACTTTCGAGTCTTTACTACCAGACGTTTTACCCAGCGTTCATGGCTGCTCAGATGCGATGGCTATATCAGCTCTTCGCTCCGCGGCCATAGACCTGTGCGTCAAATCTGAAATCTATCAGCAAGAACTAGACCCTGTAACGACGGTTGCAAAAATCTATGAATATGACCTCGAGCCTCCAAAAGGCACGGTCGTTGAGAAGATTCTTTGGGCTGTCTACAAGGGTGACAAGTTAGAGCCTATCAGTACTGCGCTTTTAGAAAAGCGTCAGCCAAATTGGCGCGACCCTTCTAAGTTTTCTATCCCCGAGTATTTTGTCCAGCAGACCCAAGGTACGTTTTGGTTAGCTCCGGTGCCAAATACTACGGTTGTCGAGAGCGTGATTTTACGCGCTGTACTTAAGCCAACAGTAACCAGTACGACTCTTAGCGACGAGATACTAAACGATAACAAAGACGCAATTGTAAATGGCGCCTTGTTTCGATTGTTGCGAACTCCGTCGAAAGATTGGACTGATTACGCTGCGGCGCAGATGTACGGAATGCTTTACAACGAAGGCGTCAAAGATGCTGAGAATAAAGCGCGTTCAGGAAATACACCAATAGCAAGGAATGTGAAATATGGAGGTTACCACAGTAGCCCTTTCCGCCGGCGATACACTCAATATAGGTGAGATACGAACCGAGTGGCATTGGATTAAGCCTGCGATAGAAGAGATTCTCGAGGCTAATCCACACTTAACGTACATCCCAGAAGATGTGTATGCAGAGGTTAAATCGGGACACGCAGTATTGTGGGTTGCAGACAAAGCGTTTGCAGTAACGACTAGTGAGACAGACCAGTATTCAGGCGAAAAGACACTACTCGTTTGGGTGTGTTGGAGTAAACCAAACGGAACATCAGTTTTGTTTCGGCACCTTGAAGAACTGACACGAGTTGCTGCGGACAGTGGTTATGCGTGGATCGAAACGAGGACCCAAAACGAGCGTCTAGGCGAAGCACTGGAACACTGGGATTGGGAGCTGGATCACATAGTTTATAGGCGATCATGTCATGTCTTCAAAACCTAAACAGTCTGATTACCAAGCTTCAGATGCGGAGAAAGCCTCAGCGTCTGTGGCTCTTCAGAACTACAACTACTTTAAACAGAACTATTCTCCGCTCTTGCAAGAAATGCGAGACCAAGCGAAGTCAGCGGATGTTGACACAACGCTTCGTGGGCGTGCAAACGCCGACACTATGCAGGCGCTGACACAGCCCTCTTATAGAAATACTCAGCAGGTTGATTACGGGTCTGACCTCGGAAAAGCGTACCAAGGACAGCTTGGCGTCGCTAATACCTCAGCGAAACAAATTCAGAACCAGATGGGCACGAATGTCCTTGGCACTGCTCGCGGGCAGGCGGCGGATGCTTCTACGGGCATGGCACAACTTTCCCGATTAGGCACAAGTGAAGCACTGAACCGCGCCAGGAATAAGCAGATGGTCGCTCAATCTAAAATAGATGCTGCGACTACTATCGGTGGCGCATTTGTGATGCAGGGATTGGACAATAAGGAGACTGGAGGCACGTTCTTCACTCCGCAGAAGAATATGCCGCGTGGCCAAGCCGGACCTCCGCAACGAGTAAGTTCGCTGAGAGACCGGTTCAACTACTTTGTAAACGGGTAAGCGTATGAGCAATAGAAACTATGAAGACATGGAAGGCCTTGGCTATTTGCCAACTAACGCTTCGCAGGGTAACTCATCACTTCCGGTGGTTGCAGATCCTGAAGCGGCCTATGCCCAAATCACTCGCGGCGAGTTCCAAGATTACATTAAGAATTTTCGCGGTATGGAAAATGATCTTATCAAGCGCGCCCAGACTGACACCTCTTTGGTAGACCAAGCACGCCTAGATTCAACGTCGGCAAGTGATCTTACTAAGCAGATTGCGTCAAGAAACCAGCAGCGTTACGGCGGTCAAATGACTCCTGCTCAGGTGCAGGCGATGCGAGGTTCAATACAGCGCGGCAGCATTCTTGGGCAGATCCAATCGGTTGGTGATGCTCGCATTGCGCAGAACGAAGCTAACACTAACTTAAAAGCCGATCTTATAAACATTGGCCAAGGCGTAAACCGCTCAAGCCAGAGCCAGCTAGGTTCTGCTGCAGCTGATGCTAACTCGCGCAGGCAGGCATTTGACGCAGCTAAAGCGCAGAGCAGAGCAAATACATACAGCACCATTGGCCAGTTAGGCGCAATGGCCATTTTTGCGTTGTCGTTCTAGGAGAAAGAAATGGCTGGATTAGGTGACCTTTCGCCGATGTTGAACATGATGCGGCAACGCAAACAGGATCGTGCAAATAACGAGTACAGAGATTCCGTTCTGGCGCAGCGTGATGCTGAGCTCGCCTATCAAAAAACTCAGGACGTACAAAATAATGAGGCCCGCAATAGACAACTCTTGGCAACCGAAGAGTCAGTAAGAAATCAGACCGCCCAGCAAGCCAATCAAGACCGTGCGGCAGACGCTCTAAATATTGCATATGAAAACAAGATAATAGCGTCGTCAATCATCCCGATCATTGGACCAGGTTTGACCATCGATGAATATGGGGGCTTCAATGTCAGCGACGACGTTTTTGAAAAACTGTGGGCAACCGACAAAGAATCGGTAGTGAATGTTCTGAAGCAGTCTCCCCAGTTCACCGCAGTACGGTCCCCCTCGGGTGGTGAATACGAGACAGTGAAAATCGAAGAACTTGGTGATGACCGCTATGCTGTTATTGTAGGAAACGCCGAAACAGAAGGGCCATTAACAGAAGGGGGCACAACTGATGATGCAGATCCCGTCATAGAGTTCGATGGCGCGACGTTGAGACGAATCTTTGCAAATGGTCTTGGTGGCATGATGTCTAACGGGGGGTGGGAATCACCGCAAGCCCAGATATATGGCACCATGATGAATGACGCAGTTCTTAGAGCCGACATGGTAAAACTCGCCGCTCAGGGGCTCGGCGACCAAACAAGCCAGTTGGGTCAGGCTGGGGATACTGGAGGCGTTATCGCGGGTAGAAGAGCCCTTCTTGATGTAAATAATGCGAGCTACGATGAGCTGGCTCAAATGATAATAGATGTGCACGGTATGTCTGCAGAGGACGTGGCAGCGCAGTTCCCAAGACCAACTCAGCAATCCCCAACATCACAATCTTCTGGAAACCCGCGCCTGCCTTCTGCTGCGGAATCAGGAGAGGAAGCGATAGCGTCGCTAGAGGCTATGGGTCTTAGTTTCGAGCGATCTGAAGATGGCGCTTTTGGTGCTATGAATATCCCTGAAAACGCGAGCCCTAAGCTAAAGAGTTTACTAAAAGGTTTTGAGCAGAGACGTTCTCCGTCTGCCGTTGATGTGAATGACCCCGATTCGATGACGGACGAAGCCGATCAATATCGATCACGAATGGCTATGTCGTCAGCAAAAAAAGTACAAGATTACGCGAGCGGCTTAGAAACTCAGATAGAGAAACTTGAGAATAGGGCGGTAAGAAGTGGCCACGCTGGTCAACAAGACATACGTGATCTAAAGAATGCTCGTAGGGATTTTGAAATCTTAAATCCATCAGCTGTGACGCCTGATAGCAAGTTAGGCACCGAAGAAAACCCTATTGATCCACCTGATATGACGCTTACTCGCGAGAACATGATTGCGAAGATTAAAGAAGGAGACTTAGTTTTTACAGACGATCAGCGCAATCAAACGGCTCAATTACTAAAGAATGCCGGCGTTACAACGGCCTCAGATCTGGGAAATATACGGTCACGGGAGGCAACTCTTGCGGCAGCTATAATAGCCACTTCTGATGCATCTCTTAACGTTGCTCAACAGCAAGCGCTTTTACAAAAGCTGTTTAATCTTGCAGAGCGCGGCGACATGGATTATGGGCGGGGCGAGCAAATCGACGATTTCGGTAATCGGGCAACTCTAAACCAGAGAATAAATGAATCTAGAGCGGCTGAAAGTAAAGATTTTAGAGAGATCACTGAGAAAGTGAACGACGAGGTATATGCACTAACAGTGAGAGCCGGTGCGCAGGGGGAGGACGCCGTTCCCTGGAACGACGTATCAATTACAGCGGATGCACGACGTATATTTAGTACTTTCGAAGACCTTCCAGAGGGTCCTGCAAAATTCGCTTATGGCCGAGGTGCTGCTGAGGTTGCGGCCGTTGTACTCAAGAAATATGCAGAACAGAAAGACCCTGGCATGTTCAGCGAGGAGTTTTGGCAAAATCTTGTGCGGTCGGATTCATCTGTAGACTATCCAATTGATAGCCTATTAGATCGCATCGTTGTAGATCCAAAAGGGAAAACCTTCGGGTTTATCGATGTCGGAGACGAGGCCGGCATATCAAGGGGAGAAATTCCATTAATAGTGGCCTACAATTTGTTTGGTAGGGAATACGTAGACAAAACCCTAATTCCGAAAGCACGAGAACGTTCGCCGGTGGCAATGTAATGCCGAGCGCAACAGAATATTTAAACAGTATAATTGCACAAGACGCTAAGCTCGTTGAGCAGAATAATGCGCTTCTTGATCAAATAATTACTGCCGACTCCCCCGCGCCTGATACCACTTATACCGCTGGCACCGCGTACAGTCCGTTCAAAGCGGGCATTCGTCAAGGCGCTAACGCGTTTGCGGGTGATATCGAATATTTTAAAGCGCTTGGTAACACTCTCATCGGAGACGAAGAGGGCGCTCAGAGAAACATAGAGACCGCGCGCATTCGATCCGATCAAGCGTCGAAAGCTGTAGCGGGACTCGAAACATTTCAAGAATTCACTGATGCTCCAACATTCTCTGGGTTCTTGAACCAAGTTCAGATGGGCCTTGGGCAAGTAACCCCATTCGCGGCGGAAACGATTGCTGCGGGTCTTACTGGTTTTATTACAGGTGGTGCAGCTCCCCTTGCTTACGGCGCGGCTCGGAAAGCAGCGACAGAAGGCGTCGAAGCGATAACGAAAAAGCTGGTCACTGACATTGTCCAGAAAAAAGGCCGTGGCGAAACGCTCGATGCGCTCGAGAACGACATTGTCGAAGGGCTTTGGAGCCAAACAAAACGTGGGGCGAAGATCGGCGGTCAAACTGGTGTTGTAGCTGGCACTTATCCTATTAACACCGGCGAGAGTTTTAAAGAATTTGACGAGGCAGGCGTAGATCTCAACGCAGACCGCGCCCTGCAGTCCTTGTTACTTGGCGGTGCATCAACGGCGCTCGAGGTAACCGGCGAAGCGCTTGTCCTTAGCAACCTCGCTAAGCTTGCGAAACGCAAAGCAGGTTCTGATCCTAAGAGCATATTAAATCTGTATGCCACCAACATTGCTAAGAATGCGGGCCTTAGTTCTATAACCGAGGGCGCAACTGAGCTCGGCCAAGAAGGTCTTCTGGTTGCACAGCGAATGGCTGTGGATGACAGCTACACCCAAGACGACGCAAATCTAAGACTCGGTCAGGCATGGTTCATGGGCACTATAGCCGGTACTGCTATGGGCGGTGGCGGTGCAGCTGTGGCCACAACGCCAGACGCGATATCGCGAGTATTTGATAAAGCCAAAGAGCTGTCTAGGAAAGGCCGCGCGCAAGAAGTTTCCTCAGAAGTTGACCAAGAGCAGTATGGCAATGTTGGCGGTTTCTATACGACACAAGAATCTCAAGGCGACATTTTCGCGCAGTATGACGCGATGCAGGACGAAGGCTACGGCAAGAAGGCGGTGTGGGTTG